CAATGCGGTGCTAACATCATTAATGAAAGCTCTAACACAATAACTTTAGGTGCAAGTGGCGATACCATTACTCTTGCATCAGGTGCATCGCAAACAGGTTTTGGTAGAACAGGAACTGTAGATTGGGTAACAACACCAAAGACTGCTACATTTACCGCAGTAAATGGTGAAGGATATTTTATAAATTCTGGAAGTGCTCTAACAGCAAATTTACCTGCTGGATCAGCAGGAGCTATTGTAGCTTTTTCTGATTATGCAAGAAATTTTGGAACATATAATTTTACAATAAGTCCAAATGGTTCAGAAAAAATTGGTGGTATAGCAACTGATGCAGTGTTAGCGAATGATGGTCAAGCTGCAACTTTTATATATGTAGATTCAACAAAAGGTTGGATTAATGTTCAAAACGTAGATGATTCAGTAGTAGGAGCACAATTTGTAGCAGCAACAGGAGGAAACACAACTGCAACCGTTGATACAAATTTTAAAGTTCATACATTTACAGGTCCAGGTACATTTTGTGTATCTTCTGCAGGAAATTCTGCAGGATCTAACAAAGTAGATTATTTAATAGTTGCCGGCGGTGGTGGCGGAGCTACTCAACACTCTGGTGGTGGAGGTGCAGGAGGTTTTAGAGGATCTTTTCCAAGCCCTAATGGTAACGCAGGTACAACACCAGTTTCAGTTCAAGGTTATCCAGTAACAGTTGGGGGTGGAGGAGCAAAAACTCCTACTGGCCCTAACGTAAATACAACAGCAACGCCAGGTGTTAATTCAACTTGGAATTCAATTACTTCAGCTGGTGGTGGTGGCGGTGGAGGCTACAATGGTTCAGGTCCTTTTGTTGCTGGTGCTAGTGGTGGATCAGGCGGCGGCGGTGCATCTGGGGCTCCAGGTGGCACAACTAGTGAACAAGGATCAGGAGGAGCAGGAAATACTCCTCCTCAATCTTCGCCCGCATCCCCCGTTCAAGGTCACGCTGGCGGATTTGGAACTGGTCACAATTATGGAGGCGGCGGTGGTGGCGGTGCTGCAGCAGTTGGAGCTAACGCTGGTACATCTCCAACAAATACTGCTGGTGCAGGAGGTGCTGGAAAACAAAACAATATTGATGGTAATAACTACTACTGGAGTGGTGGTGGCGGTGGTGGATCTCACGATTATTTAGGTGGAGCTGGTGGAATTGGCGGTGGTGGTGGCGGCGGTTCTTGTAGTGGTACTGCTGGAACCGGTGGAGGATCAGCAATTAATGCTGGAGGAAATGGTTCTAACACTAGTCCATCTTCAAATAAAACAGGTGGTAATGGTGGAGATAATTCTGGTGGTGGCGGAGCTGGTTCTGGTAATAATGGTTCTGATGCTGGAAACGGTGGATCAGGAATAGTAATATTAAGGTACAAATTTCAATAGGTAATATGAGTGAAATAAAAGTAAATAAAATTAGTCCAAGAACAGCGTGTGGTACAACTACATTAGGGGATAGTGGAGACACATTCACAATTCCTAGTGGTGTAACAATTACAAACAATGGAACACAGACAGGTTTTGGTAGAACAGGTGCAGTAGATTGGCAAACATCTAGTATTAAAACAAGCACATTTACAGCAGCAAGTGGCGAAGGATATTTTTGTAATACAACATCTGGTGGTTTTACAGTAAACCTACCTGCTGGATCAGCGGGTGCAATTGTAGCTCTTTCAGATTATACAAGAACTTTTAATACAAATAATTTAACAATTAGTCCAAATGGTTCTGAAAAAATAGGTGGTGTAGCGGATGATGCAATATTAAATGTTAATGGTCAGGCTATTACTTTAGTTTATGTGGATGGAACTGAAGGTTGGATTAATGTTCAAAATGCAGAGGACACAGAAACAGGATTAACTCCAGCTTTTGTTGCAGCTTCTGGTGGAAACACAACAGCCACTGTTTGTACAAATTTTAAAGTTCATACATTCACAGGACCAGGAACTTTCACTGTAAGTAATGCTGGTAATGCAGCAGGTTCTAACAAAATAGATTATTTAGTAGTCGCTGGTGGAGGTGGCGGAGCCACTCAACACTCTGGTGGAGGAGGTGCAGGAGGTTTTAGAGGATCTTTTCCAAGTCCTAATGGTAACGCAGGCACAGAAACAGTTACAGCACAAGCTTATCCAATTACAGTTGGTGGGGGTGGCGCTGGACAATCTGCTGCTCCTAGTGCAGGTGGGACAGCAACATCAGGTTCTAATTCTACTTGGAGTACAATCACTTCAAACGGTGGTGGTGGCGGTGGAGGTTATGATGGTGGTTGTGGAGTAGCTGGTGCTAGTGGTGGATCAGGCGGTGGTGGTGGATCTGCTAGTGGACCTGGGACTCAAGCTCCCCCAATAGCAGCAGGAGGGTCAGGAAATACTCCCGCTCAATCTTCACCCGCATCACCCGTTCAAGGTTTCGATGGTGGATCAGGAGCAGGTCACCAATCTGGAGGTGGTGGCGGAGGTGGTGCCGCAGCAGTTGGTGGAAATGGTGCTGGTGGAACTGGTGGAAACGCTGGTGCAGGAGGCGCTGGAAAACAAAATAATATTGATGGTAATAACTACTACTGGGGCGGTGGCGGTGGTGGTGGATCTCACGCTAACACTGGTGGAGCTGGTGGAATTGGTGGCGGAGGTGGAGGTGGATCTGTTCCTACTGATAGTGCTGGAGCTGGTGGTGGATCAGCAATTAATGCAGGTTCAGCTGCTTCAGGTCCTGGAAATGGTGGAGCTGGTGGAACTAACTCTGGTGGTGGAGGTGGTGCTAGTTTTTCTAATGGTACTAATGGTGCAACCGGCGGTTCAGGAATTGTAATAATAAGATATAAATTTCAGTAGTTGAATGGTAATTAAAATTAATATATAAGGAGAAACATTATGGCACATTTTGCAAAACTAGGAGCTAACAGTAAAGTTATTCAAGTATTAACACTTGATAACAAAGATATGTTAAATGCTGATGGTGTTGAAGATGAATCAGTAGGTCAACAATATTTAGAACATCACAATAATTGGCCTGCACAAATGTGGATTCAAACTTCATATAATACATCTGGTAATAAACATAACTCTGGCGATAACTCAAAAGCATTTAGAGGAAACTACGCAGGTATAGGTTATGAATGGGATGAAGATAACAATATCTTTTGGCCTAAAAAACCTTTTTCATCTTGGGTAAAAGATACTACAACTGCATCTTGGAAATCACCAATAGGTGATCCTCCTGCATTAACAGCCGAACAAAAATCACAAAATGAAGCAGATACTCACGGCTGGTATTACGTTTGGAATGAAGCTGATCAATCTTGGGACTTGACAGACGCAAAAGCATAAATTAAAAATGGTGGTGGTATGCAGAAGAAAGTATTAACAGAGCAAGCTCTATATTATGGTGATGTGGCAATGCCTAAAGATTGGGACATTGACCGAGATAAATTATCAAGTGACATTTTACAATCAATAATTCAAAACAAAAATTTTCCATTTTCAAGAACTTGGGATATGTTAAATACATATATGCGAGATCACATTGGTCTTGAATATGGTATAGGTTTAGTGAACAAAGAAACGTGGGGTAACACTTATAAACCTGCGGAAACTACAACACCATTACTTAATATTGATCCAGTAGATTTACGTAACTCACCAGATTTTACACTATTGTATGGTGTAAAAGTTAAAGATTGTATGGTCAGAATACATTATGAAGATAATAGACGTAAAGGAAGAAGCTGGGACATACCATTAGAAAATAATAAATTTATAATGTTTCCATCAACTAATATGTATTACTTAACTAATAATCAAAAAGATAGTTTAAATTTTGTGCAAACTATAACTTATGAATATATCTAATTATTATTGGTATTTTAGTGGTGCATTAACACCTAGATTTTGTGACGATGTTATAGCATACGCTAATAAACAAAAAGAAGTGTTAGCTAGAACCGGTGGTTATAACAAAGAAAAATTAACAAAAGAAGATGTTAAGAATATACAACGTAAAAGAAAGTCTGATCTAGTATGGCTTAATGACACTTGGATATATAAAGAATTACATCCATATGTGCACAGAGCAAATGAAATGGCAGGTTGGAATTTTGAGTGGGAAAGATCGGAATCTTGTCAATTTACAAAATATAAATTAAATCAATATTACGATTGGCATTGTGATAGTTGGGATAAACCTTATCAACGAGACGATGTTAAC